CCGCTCTCGCACCAGGGGGTAGGCGATGGCCTGGTGCTCAAACGGGCTCATGTGCTGATCGCGCAGCAGCCGAGCGGCCAGGCGCAAAGAGGCGGTCTCATCCACCGGTGGGGTATGTCGCTGGTAGTCATTCCGATAACTCACCCGCGCACAACACGCCGCCGAGATATTAAACAGATCCCGCATCGACCCGGTGGGGGTCAGATAAGGAAGGTGGAACGGGGATTCGAGCGGTACGCTCTGCTGCAAGGCCTCGTACATCGCATCCGCCAGCTCACGAATCTCGTGCTGCGCTTCTGGCGCTCGGCGCAGAGTGAAGAAGTTCTCCCACTCCGTTGCCGTCAAGACCATCGCGCACTCGGTGAAAGGCTCCAACAGCCGGTTCCGGTGTTGGCGATGCACCCCCAACTGCTCCAGCCGATCCACGGCGTACTGCATCTGGGTGAACGCTTCGTCCCAGACATCCTGCGCCTGAATCTCCAAGTCTTCATGCAAGTCTTGCGCTCCCTGCATCCCCCGTTGTTCCCGGGAAAATTTAGGCATGTAGAACGAGATCGCTACTTTCGAAGACGCTTGGGCGCGAGAAGACGAGGTGCTGCGAGAGAACTGCCGGTGCGTCAAGACTTGCGGCAGGATCGCCCGCCAGAATTCCAACCGAAACGTCGTAATCCGTACCGGTAAGCCCAACTCGGCCCGCCCCACGGGAGGCCACCGAGTATCCGCCAGAATTTCTACTTGCATCCAGACCCCCATAAAAAAGCCGAACCCGAAGGTTCGGCTAACCCACTGCTTCACACCACCAGGAGGAACTGCTCCGAAATCAGACCTGGAACGACTCCAGCGTATTGCCTGCCGCAATCGCCTCTTTCAACCATTTGGGCTGCATACCCTTACCTGACCAGGCGTTTTTCGGGTTGCCAGGGTCACGGTACTTAACCGGAGCCGGAGTCACCGGAAATAAATCACTCACGACAGAGGCCACGGAACGGTTAGTGACCTGAGCCAACGCCCGAATACCCTCCCGGAGCTGCTCTTTCTGCTGCTCAACGGAAATCTGCAAGTGGGCCTGGACCTGGCTCTGGAGCGCCAAAGCGTCCTGTAAGGAGAGTGTCGATACGTCAACGGACATCGGTAAACCTCTTAATAAGAGAAAGGGAATAATATAACTAGCACTTATTATAAGTACTCATTATATCTAACGCAAGCCTTTTTTTAACTGACGTAACCCCTCAGCCACCATGCCACGCAGCCACGAGTAAACCACTTGGTAGTGCTGCTCGTAACGACTATTCCAGGTGGCTGGACTTACCCCAGACATCTGAGCACGGGCTCTCTTAGAGAATTTAGCGCTCTGTCCTGAGCCCTCACAAGCCGGGCAGGTCACTTTTACCGCCCCGTCGATGATCTCCCCCCGACCCTGACACGCGGCGCACTCAAACCGGGAACGGAGCTCCCAAAGCGCGATGCTGAGTAGCACCCGGCACTGCTCAGTGCGGAGTTTAGGGAACTCATCAAACCCCTTCTCCATCTCAATCTCCAGCACTAACCGGCTGGATACGCCCTGTTCCGCATAAATCCAGAGCAACACATTCCCCAGCCAGGTCGGCTGGACCAAACCCAGGGCAGCGGACAAGTCAGCCGGGGTCCAGCGGCCCAGGGCGGTAGACCGGCTGGTGGGGGGACCCCACGTACCTGCCGGACCCAGTTTAGCCAACCATTCGGCCAGGTCTTCGTTCGTCACACTGTTCTCCAGTCCAGGCGGCTGCGCACCTGGTTCAAGCTGTAATAACCCATCTCCGCCGCATCGTACCGCACCCGCTTCACCGGTTCCGCAAAGGTCAGGGCCAGTGAGTCGGCCCGGTCCGGGGAGTCCAGACCACGCTTTTTCATGTCGGCCTTGCTTTCCAGTTGGATCAGTCCCCGGTTGTTGATCCCGTACTCCACTGCGATGAGCTGAGATTTCAGCTCCCCGTCCGCTGGCAGTTTCACGTCGCCTCGAAGCCATGTTTTCAGGTTCCCCCACATCTCCGCCCGCTTGTTTTGGTAAGTGGGGTCATCCGCCTTGGCGGCGCTCTGGACATCCACCACCCGAAAATTCAGTTGCCGGAGGCGGTCCACCACCCCGGCCCCCAGACCGACGCCGTCCACGAACACCGTATCCGGGCTGTCGTCGTTGATGATCTCCGCCACTTTAGCAGCAACCTGCATCGTATCCAGGCCCCGAAACTCCTGCTGGAGTTCGACCCGGTTACTCGACCGCCAGGTCACCACGGTCGCATCGGACCCGAACCGGGCCACGTCGACGCCCAGCACCAGGTAGTCATCCTCAATGGTCGGAACACTGGCTTTTTGGGCGCGTTCGACCAGGTCGGTCGGGATAAACTGCACATCACCGACTCGCGGAAACTGGCCGTAGATGCGTACTCGGGCAAAATCGGAGTCCTCGCCGTAGGTGTCAATCCACTCCGCCAACTGGTCTTTGTTGGTCATCATCGCCGTGCGCGAATCCACCTGGAAGGTCTTCCAGAGGTGTTTACGGCTATGGAAGCACTCGAAGAACGCCCCGGAGCTTCGTGTTGGGTTGCCAAGCACCACGAACAGCACTTTCTGGGTCGTAAACGCGCCTTCTACAACCTCCCAGATTTTCTCATGGATGGCGCTGGCCTCGTCGAAGATGACCATGACGTGCTCAGCATGGAGGCCCGCAAAGGCTTCCGGGTTGTTCTCCGACCAGGGAATCGCATCCGCGACCCAAGTAGCGGGGGACTCCGCGCTCCGATAGCTGGTCGCCATCCAGTCAAACCAGTGCTGATTTAGCGACCGCTTATGCCACAGGGCCAGTTCGCGCCAGAGCTTGCTCTGGAGCTGGGTTTTCGTGTTCGCCGTGGCCACAATGGCGCAGTGAGGCCGGGTGGACATGAACCAATGGATAAGCCAGGAGACGGTGGACGATTTCCCGATTCCGTGACCTGAGCTTACGGCGGCGCGGACCACTTTCTTACTGGTTCTCAGCTCCGTCCCCACGTAATTAAGCAGCTCCGCTTGCCAGGTATCCGGTCCTTTGTACTGCGCCAGCGGCGTCTGCTCCTCTCCCCAGGGGAAGACATAACGCACAAAACCCAGCGGGTCGTAGAAAAACCGGCCTATATCATCGGCCAGTTGCAGGTCAACCGGGGAGAAAGCGCGTTTACTCGGTGGGCGGGCCACTATCAGACTCCTCAGCCGGTCGGTTCAGTTGCAGCTTCATAAACAGCGCAAACCCTTCCAGGTAGGACTCAAAATCAAGTTCTTTCGGGTAGCGTCCCGGAGAGTCCCCCACCACTTCATGCCAGGCCCGATTAAACTTCTGCGCCCCCAGGATCAAATTCGTAGAGCAGTCATCAAGAGTCATCGAACACCTCCCCATGGGGCCACGAACGCTCACAGAAAGCTTCCAACACCTTAATCCGAGGCCCGTTCAGCGATTTCAGGAACATCGTCACCGCCTCCTGCGCGATCCGAGCCGCTTCCTGGCTGCTCGGCGCGGCTACGCGCACGGTCAAGCGTGGTTGCAGAAAGAGCTGGAAGACCTTTTGGGGTCTGGGCCGGTGCGGGGAGTTTTCGCCCCCCGGCAGAGTCATCTCGTTCACACTGTCCCTCCAATACCCGCGCACGGGCCTGCTCCAGCCGGTTGGCGATGGAGATGTCGATGTTTACGTCGACGCGCTCAGTGGTCAGTCCCAGGTGCCTGGCTAGCAGTTCCAACGCCTTGAGCTTGTCGTTCAGCTTAATTTTCGTCGTCACTTCGCCGCCTCGTCCCTGCGTGACCGTGATTTCCGACACCAGCGCCCGGACGTGGCGGGGAAGCTGCGCACTGGGCGTGAACGTGAAATTACCGGCGTGGTCCCACTCCCCGAGCTGGCCGATGTCGCCATGCGCCAGGGCCGCAATCTCCGCCAGGGTGCGCTCCGGGGTCAAATCCACGGCGTTATTGTTGGCGCTGGCCATCAGTACCCGCACCGCAGGGCCAATCACGTCGTCGGGGGCGTTCAAGCGTCTTCGTACCTGGGAGCCCAGATAGGGGAGCTGATCCGGATGCAGGTTGCACGGCTCACGAAGCAGCTCGAAGACCTGATCGTAATTAAACCCGCAGTAAACCGCCCCCAGAGCGATGATTTTCTCCACGAGATTCAGCGTCTGACCCCCCACCTGGAAGCCGTCCAGGTCCTCGGGCAGATAACCCATCTTCCGCAGCGACTGCCGCAGGCTTTCGTAGCGCTGCATCAGGGCCACCCGCTGCGGCGGCGAGCGCAGCGTCAGCAAATCCAGACGGTTAAACGTCTTCCGCAAGTCCATAATCGCCCGGTCGAAGGTCATGGAGGTCAATTTGCCCGTGGGAGAGCGCTACGAGAAGCTGCGCGTGGCTGGGCCGGGGCTGAGTACGCCCCAACCGCCACTGATACCAGGCGGCAGGCCGGATACCGGCCCGGTCGAGCACGGTATCCCGGAACAGCAGTTGTTCCTGTTGGGTAAGTTGGGCGAGATAGTCGTTCAGCGTCATGCCGACAGTATAAGGGTTACTTATTCTTTTGGCAACGTGGGGGGTTCAGAAAAGACAAGCGTGAGTTTGGCGTCGAGTCTTACAGATTTTCGAGTGGCGAAAACAACCTCATCCGCTACATAAATCACCACATCCAGAACCACGTTTTCACTGGTGAGTTCAGTAGGAGTAATTTCGACTCTGTTACACATCCGGTTAGCCATTGCGCTATTCATGGGGCAGAGACTCCTCTATCGCCTGATAGTACACCTGGGACAGGAGACCGACCGCCAGGAATTCGAGGGCCTCGTTCTCACCGGTTACGATCATGTGGTCGATCAGGACCGCCAGGAGCTGCTCTGACGGGATAGGCTCAAAGCACCCGGTCAGCGCCAGGAATTCGTCCAGTGAGGTGGCGATGGAGGTCATGGCGGCTTCGCGCTTGGCTTTGGTGGGGCGGTAGCCGGGCAGGAGCGTAGCGAGGAGCTCTTTGGGGGTCCAGGAGAACTTGGACAGGGGGATCTTGTTCATGAGTACCATGTACGGAGCCTCTTAGTGGGGAGATATAAGTATTACTTAACTCAACACATAAGTCAATACCCCATAATTTTCAGCACCAATATATAGGGGTGCAGATTTGCAAGCGCGGTGTACCCCCCTGGGGTCGGTAGGCCTGTATGGGTCCCGTGGTGCGGCCCTACTCGGCGCGTTGCGCCTCGCACCTCGTTAACCGGCCACGGTGTCGCCTCGCTCCCGGTGGCGTGGTACTAAGGCTTACAGTTA